TATCGGCTGGCGCGAGGTTGTGGCTTCCGGCTATCCGGCATGGGTACAGCCAACAGGAGCGCATGACGCCTACAACACGGGCGACCGCGTGAACTTCGAAGGTGGTGTGTACGAGAGCACAATCGACGCCAATACGTGGAGCCCGACCGGGTACCCCGCTGGGTGGCAGTATATCGAGCCTGCGTAGTGGTGAACGTTGATCCGCACGAGCAGTTCGAAGCATGGGGCCTCTCACCGATCCCGTCCCAGGACCCAATCTAACCCATAAAAACGGTTGCTCTTGATGTGAAGCGTGTTGTATACTGGCCCTCCAGTCACACACGGAGCACGACGCATGAAAGACGAGACCCCGAACACAGGCCAGGCCCAATCCGGATCCACGCTCACTGACGAGCAGCGTCTTCAGTGGCGCATGGATCTCATCACTCGCTTCGCAGAGCGTACTGGTACACCGTTGGAGGCGGCTGCGAAGCAATTCAAGAAGGCCGAAGCCTTGGTCGCTAAGGGTTAGCCATGACCCGCCCTTCTCCCCGCAAGCGCACACGCTGGGAAGGTCGTCCCTGCACCCGTAAGAAGCCGTGCTCCGGGTGCTACCGCAAGGCCTACGAACGCGGAGGCAAAGGGTTATCCCTGGTTGTGTTCAGGTGTGATGTTTGTGGGAAGAAGGCGACTCACATGATCAACTGGCTGAAGGAGCCCCGGAATGAATGATACCCACTCTGGGCAACCTTCTACCCAATTGAGGTAACTCTATGTCCGAACAGAAAATCTCCCACCAAGATCTGGTCCGCCGTCTGTTCAAGGACCCTCGGACCATTAATCTCAGCCCGGAGCAGGTCAACCTCCTGCACGCCGCCGTTGGCCTGGCTGGCGAGGCTGGCGAGGTGCTGGATCGTGTGAAGAAGTGCGTGTTCAACGGTAACGCCGACTACTTCCGCCATCAGATGATTAACGAGCTGGGCGACCTGGAGTTCTACCTGGAGGCTTTGCGTCAGTCCCTGGGCGTGACCCGGGAGCAGACCCTGGAGGCCAACATCGTCAAGCTCAGTGCCCGGTACGAGGGGCTGAAGTACTCGGACAAGGCCGCGGCGGCTCGGAGAGACGAGGGATGATTTTGAACCTACACAATGGACTCAAGAAGCACGTGCCGGTATTCGGTGCGATGGGCGGACCGCATGTAGACACATTCACGTTAGACGTAGCGGATATTCGTATGCTACTGCAGGCCCCTGAGGGTCACGTACGAGAGTACCTGAGCACTATGTATATGCGCTTCTACCCTATTTTGGATAGCGAGACGGCGGCAGCTAGACAGTCCGACGAGGTAGAAACACATAACTTCATCCAGACCTCTGCTGCGCGGAGAGACGAGTCGTGAGTCGCCTGAAGCGATTCTTGATATGGATGCTGGATGGCCACCGCGAGTGGAGCTACCGCTCCGAAGCTGGCGTCAGGATCCTGGTCAGCGAGACCCCGACCAGTATGCGCGTGCAGGCAGACCTGACCGACCCGCAGACGAAAGAGATCTTGCGCCGACAGTTGGAGAAGTACGCTCAGTTCGATATTGTTGACGGACGCTTGGTGAAGAAGGAGACCTGATATGTCCCAATATGTGTTCGTTGGAACCTGCAGCCGCTGTGGTGGAGACGTTGTGGTCCCGTCAGGTCCGTGGGCGTCTGTCGTACCGCACAGACCTCATTGCCAAGACTGCGGCGCTCAGGCGGCAAAAGGCCCTATTGTTGATATGGTGCCGTGCAAGACAGATGCGATCCGCCTGGATCCGGATGTTACACAGGTTATCGCCGATAATCTCTGGGATATGTACACGAGGAGCTAGGTATGCCACACATCGGACCTTGGGACTACGCAGCACCGGTCTACGAACGGGTGATGCTCTACGCTTACATGCACCGCCTGCTCTGGCAAAATCATCGGGGCAAGGACCCAGAGATCGTTGCGCGGGAGAACTACCGTCAGATTGATCTGGGCACTGTGACCGGCAAGACCACGGCCATCGTCAAGTTCTGTGAGAGCCACGACGGGTGCATCGTGGTCTGTGCACGTCCGGAGTATGCGGGCAACCTGACACGCAGGCATCCCGGCATCAGGGCCTTTTCGGTAGATGACCTGAAGCGGTTCAAGTCGGACAAGTTTGAGTCAACCGACCCCATGTTCATCTTCGATGACGTGAGCTGTCGCAATGTGCTGGAGGTGGTCGCCCGCTTCAAGCCGGAGCGGTTCGTCCACGTTGGTATGGGCTGATATACTGGAGCCTCACTCACCACGGAGACATGTTATGCCCAAGAAGTCAGGCGAGAAGAAGCAGAAAGTCGAGAAGGTCAGGCACAACGTCAGGGTCACGTCGGACGACGTGCCGGGCGACGGCATGGCCAAACGTGCAGCCAAGGCGATCGAGGAGCGCCGGCGCAAGCGTAAGGAATACCTGGATAACCTCTGATTCCTCCAGCCAGGGACGGCACCTTTCTTCGGAGCACATCTATGACGACGATTGCATATCGCGACGGCGTGATCGCGTACGACTCCCGCGCTGTTCAGCACGACATGGTCGTGAGCAACACCTTCCCTAAAATGTTCGAGCACAAGGACCATATCTTCTTTGTCGCCGGTGACGTAGCGGACTACTCCGGCTTCGCCAGCGACATGGTAGCCGGTAAGCAGTCCAAGGAGTGGGAGGTCTCGGCCTTCATGGTATGCCCTGACGGGAAGCTCTGGATGACTGGCGGCGGCGGAGGGGCCTGGAGATTCGAGCTGCCCTTAACCGAGACTGCGGCTATTGGCTCCGGCATGGCTTTCGCCCTGGCAGGGATGGACTTTGGCCTGTCGGCCAAGAAGGCGGTCAAGTACGCCATGACGCGGGACCCGTTCACGGGAGGTAGAGTGCATACCTATAAGGTAGGAGGCTAACTATGAAGTTGGTAGGCATAACCGGGTTGGCCGGCGCCGGCAAAGACACCGTTGCGGACATTTTGGTAAACGACTTCGGACTCCAGAAGACTGCGTTCGCCAAGCCGATCAAGGACGGCTGTAAAGTCATGTTTGGCCTGACAGACGAGCAGCTTTACGGTGACCTGAAGGAGGTCGTCGTTGAGAGGTATGGCTGCACGCCTCGTGAGATACTTCAGTGGGCAGGTACGGAGTTCGGGCGTGATTTGGTGCACCCTGATGTCTGGCTGATACAGGTGGAGCAGCAGTGGAACGATTTGCAGGCGCTGGACCCTGTAGAGCATACCTGCGGAGGCTTGGTAGTCGCGGATGTGAGATTCGAAAATGAGGCAGCGCTTATTCGTAGGCTTGGAGGTACCGTGCTCCACGTTCAGCGACCTCTGGATGCTCTGATGACCAGAGAAGAGTATCGACAGCACTCGTCAGAAGGAGGTCTGTCCCAGCGGCTGGTAGACTACCACCTTAACAATAATGGGTCCATCGAGCGCCTTCGGGGGATGGTCCACGCCGTGTGGAACGATGTATCCAAGGCCAAAACCTGACAGATCAACAATTTATCAGTACCATGGTCTGATCTGATGCGGAGGATCAGGCTATGGCACTTAATGCAGCGGAAATTCAGAAGGCGCTTCTCGAGCACGGGTCGGTCAGTAAAGCGGCCACCGCCCTGGGAATCAAGTACGACACGCTGAAGAAGCGGGTCCAGAGACTCAGGGCCAGAGGCGACCTCCGGGTCGATCTGCGGAGCACCCGGGCCTGCAAACGTTATGTTATAACATCGGCGCAAAACAATACCCCCGTCCACCAGCCTTTCCTCTCCACCCTCCAGCGTTATTGCCAGCACAACAAAGCCGAGCTGCTGGTGATCCCGGTCAACTACGAGAACATCACCCTGACGCAGAAGCACGGCAAGGACACCAAGCGCTGGGCGCGGGAGCTGGTGCCGTACTTGTGTGACCGGCGCATGCTGCTCAACGACAACATCATGGTGGTCGGTGACATCAAGGTGAACGCCACCAACAAGCACCCGCTGGGTGGCTTCGAGACCGTCACCGGCAAGCGGTCCGGGATCTTTGGTCACGGCCAGCTGGAGATGAAGGTAGTTCCGACACCCATGAGCAAGCTACCTAAAAAGCTCTGCACGACGGGCTCTGTGACGAAGCCAAATTACAGCGACTCCAGCAAGGGTAAGATCGCCGAGGAGAACCACTGCACCGGAGCGGTGATCGTTGAGACCTACGGGGATCTGTTCTGGGTCCGGCAGCTGCGAGGCAACGCCGATGGATCGTTCTACGACCTGGACCTGCGCTACACGCCGGACACAGTGACGCCAGCTGAGCCAGCCTTGGGGCTGGTGTGCGGCGACATCCACTGGGACTACATCTGCCCTCGGGTGCTCAACGCGACGTTCACGTCCCGAACGAGTATCACCCGCATGTTGCGACCTCGCCAGATTGTGCTGCATGACGTGTTCGACGGGTACTCCGGGTCGCACCACCATCAGAAAGACCCGATGCTGCTGTACCACAAAGCGGTGCATGGGCAGGACGACGTGGAGGCGGAGCTGGAGCGGATGGTTGAGGGGCTGAGGGTCATGGCCCAGTTCCCGATCGTCATGGTCGACAGTAACCACAACCGGCACTTCAGCCGGTGGCTCAACGAGTGCAACCCGGCGCGTGACCATACCAACGCGGAGCTGTACTATCGGATCCGGCTGGAGCAGGTGCGCCAAGCCAAGCAGACGGATAATCCGCGTGAGTTGATGGACCCGCTGGAGTGGTATGTCAAACAGAAGCTACCGGAGCTTGATATTACGTTCGTTGGGCACGACGGTGGACACTCACTTGGGAAATACTGTATAGATAACCACGGCGACATCGGGGCGAACGGCGTGCGTGGCTCGGCGCAGCAGTTTACCAAGTTCGGCGGCTACTACATTCTCGGCCACAGTCACACCCCGGGTATCTATAAGAACGTGATTCAGGTCGGCACCAGCTCGGTGCTGAACATGCCCTATGTGCGAGGGCCGTCCAGCTGGATGAATACGCACGCCGTTGTCTATGCCGATGGCAACGCGAGCCTGGTTGATATTATTGACGGCCGGTGGAGAGCCTGATGGATCTGGACAATATCTCACTGGAGCAGATTGAAAAGCTCCCGTACGAAGAAAAGGAAGAACTGCTCCGACTGCTCGAGGAGCGGGAGAAGTTGCGCGTCAGGGATCAGGCGCGGGATAACTTCATGTCGTTTGTGAACGCAGTCTGGCCGCAGTTCATCGGTGGCGAGCACCACGCGATCATGGCGGATGCGTTTCAGCGGATCAAGGATGGTTCCTTAAAACGTTTGATTATATCTATGCCGCCGCGGCATGCACTGGCTCTGGATACGGTGATTCCGACACCCTCCGGACTGAAGACCGTAGAGGGGTTGCAGACAGGCGACTACGTATTCGGGCCGGATGGGCAGCCAACCATGGTCGTCGGCAAGTCAGAGGTCTTCGAA